AGTTTTCAGCTTCCATCTCATCTTTTAAATCTTGTTGATACGTTGTGTTTAATTTTTGTATCACACCGTCAAGATCTCTAACTTGTGCGTCAGCAACATCTTGCCTGTATACTTCACTAGGTCTTGTTAATACTTGTACTATCTTTGCCATTATATTCTACCTAAAGTTCCTGTAGGTGTATCAGCTGCTCTTTCTGCAGGAGAACTATACCCCATGTTAGAGAAATGATCCTCATAACTTTGTTGCATTGATCTACCTTGATTAATAGATTCTTGTATTTGTTGTTGAAATTGTTTTTGTCTCTCTTTTTCTTTGTTTAAATAATATCTATCTATCGCTCTTATAGGTTTACCCATTTTTTTTCTCATATCTGCAAGATTAGCTCTGTCTTTTACAAGTTGAGCATAATTGCCACGAGCGCTTCTTATGTTATATCCAAATGCATCTTTCATAGGACGGTTGCCTCCAGCTTGCGAAAGTATAAATTGTTGATCTATTGGAGATAAATTTTTAAAATCATCAAAGTTTCTAAGAACACCTACAATACCTAAATTAGAAAGAACATTACCAGCACCTTTAGCTGCATCAACAATACCTCCGCCTAATCCTTTTCCTAAATCTAAAATTCTTGAGAAAATACCTTCTCTCTTTTTTTCTTCAGGCATATCGTAAAACTCATCATAGTTCATAAGATCGTCCTCAAGTTCTATAGATTGTCTTTCTTTATTCGTTACTTCAGGAGCGTATGCTGAGGTAAAAAAAAGATTGTTTAAAAAATCACTAATTCTGTTATCGGCCGTATTTACTATTCCTTTTTCATTATCCAAAAATCCTTGATTAGCTAAATATGCATTTCTATTTGCTAATTGTTCAGCTGTTATATTTCCTGAATCAGCTGCTAAAATTCCTTCTATATTTTGAGCGGCTTGGTTTTTAGCTGTTTCAAGTGCATCTTGTAAAGTTACTCCACCTGGACCATCTAATAAAGCTCTTGCTCCCTCTTGAAGTGTTTGATAACCCTTTGCCAACCCAGAAGAAATGTTAGTATTTAATCCTGGAAAATTTTTTTGAAAATCATAACCTGTTTGAAAACCATATTCAGGAATTACAGGTAAGTTACTTTTTCCTGCCATTGCCTCTGAAGTTGCAGCATGTTTTCCAAACCTATTTAAAAATTCTGACATTAATAAAGGTGTTGACATATTATCTTCTACCGTCCGGTTGTATATCTAATCTAAATGTACCGAGCTTCCAATCTTGAGCTGTGCTTGTGTTTTCTATCTTCAAAGCTACTGCTCTAGCTCTTGCTCGTGTGTCTACTTTAGTCGTTGATGAGCTAATTGTAAAGGGTCCTAATGACGAACTAGCTGCTGTATCATTAGAATAGTTCTTTAAATTTAACGTTACTCTGGTATCTCCTGTTTGAGATACAAAATCTGGTACGAATCTTCTTATCTTCATCAAGAACTCACCATCACCTCTTAAATCTGCTCCACCTTCTTTTGTTGATGTAATGTCATAATCTCCAGATGTAATATTAGCTGTGATAGCTGTAACCGTACCACCTTTGACTTGATCAGTTCCTGTTTCGTGTTGATAGTATGTTGATATACCATCCGTGTTCCCTTGTACGTATGTAGAAGAACTAGATCCTTCAACACCATCTGCATCGTATTCTAGTGCATGTGGATTACCAAATACTGCAGAGTCTGCCCATGCTGTTCTAGATAGTGTGCCCACCGTCCAAACAGGTCTTTGTGCTTGTGAATCAAAATAATTGTACGATACCATTCTATTTACAACTGCTGAGTTTGATGTTGGGTAGAACCACATAATCTCACCAAACAAATTGTTTAATCCAGCTGCTATCATCTGATTACCAGAATCTAAATTAATATCATCATAAACATAGTCTTCTACTAAACACGGTAAGGATTGTAGAGCACCAGCGTACTTGAAAAAACCATTCTCTGACATCCAGTATGCAGCGCCGTCTACCTCTACTGCTGCGTTCTTACCTACAAGGCCACAGTTCGTTCCAACTTGTACGAATGCAAATGTAAAAGGTTGACCTACAAAACGCATTAAGAATAAAGCTGTGTCTGTATAAACATAGATTGCATCTCTACCTCTAATAGCTCCCATGATCCGTGATCCGTCGGCCAGTCTTTGTGTACCAGCTGTATTAGTTGCTGTAGGTGTATACGTATTAATATCTTCTTGATTGGAGAATCTAACAAACATATCGTCTTGTGTAGACTTATCACCAATCGTTGTTTCTGTACCAAAGAACACTAAGTGTCTGTCCGGTGTTGATACTAGCATATGTCTTGATGCTGTAGGTGCACCTGAAATAATTGTTGCTCTTGTAGATGTTGCATCTGAAGCTGCAGAGTTCCATTCGAAACACTCACCATCTACAATCAAACAAATAGCTTTGTCACCGAAGTTATCAATAGACCACATACCAGGGTCCACGATCAAATCTCCTGATGCCGCTTCACCCCATGCTACATAGTTTGAAGAGTTTGTTACTGTTGCTCCAGCAGAGTGTGATGCCGCTGTTGTATTTCTAACTCCTCTTGTAACACCTGTAAGTGTGTTTGTGGATATACCTGTGTAAGATATTTCTTCAGTTCCTATTTGTATAAAGTTTGTACCTGATGATGGAAACTGTGATGCATCAGTTAATGTTATAGTCGTTGTAGAGTCGTTTATGTCCGCTGCTAAAGTAGTTGTAAAAGCTCCTACTTCTTGTCCGCCCCAAGATCCAAGTGACCAACCAAAACCTTGTGCCTGTACATCTGGTCCAACTGTATAATAGTGTCTAACTCTTATACCACCAGATTGTGTAGCACCCGATCCTGTTTCAGCTGATGGCATTGTAATTGTAATCTTGTTTGATGATGGCACAGTAGTTACCATAAATCTTATGTCATCAAAATCAGATGCACCAAAATTTGAATCTGTGATCGATGAAAAGTTATCTAATAAAACAATGTCTCCTGCTGTAATACCATGATCACCAGAAAAGTTTATTGTAATTTCAGTTGATCCGTTAGTTGTGCTAAATGCATTAGTAAGACTTGTTGTAGATTTGATTGGATGTATGTCGTAAAATACACCGCCTGAATATGCATATAAAATTCTATTTGACCCTATGATAGAATACTTTCTACCCAAACTATTTGTAAATTGATGTAAAGCTCTTACAGCTCCTGTAACATTATCTGCTCCAAGTTGCTTCCAACCACCTATCTTTTCAGGTGTTCCATATCTAAAACGAACATTATCACAGTCTATCCATTGGCTTTCTGCACCAGTGGGCGTGACTTGTTTATTTATACCAGGTAAAAAGTTAACCTTCTGTAACATAGAACTCCAGATTATATTAGGTTGCGTTGATTATCAACCAGTTTTGGGTATACCCAATAAGGGTCTTTTATCATACAAATTGGTCTTTGCAAACCTTCCATCTGCATGATTATAGTGAAGAAACACTTGACCACATAGGTCGCCTTCAAATGGTTTTCTCCAGTGTTCTAGCTCACAGCCAGAATAAATAAGCATATCACCAGGTTTCAGGTTAACCTCTACACCAATATGTGCACCTGGTTTATGTATACTTTTGTATTCATCGATAACATTGTTCTCACCTGTTGGATCAATATAGATTGGCCAAGGGTCACCACCTAGATTTAGTGTTGTAGATATTTCACAACTTGGTCTATCTTTATGCCTTCTTAAGATATTACCTTTTCTATAAAGTCTTGTGTAAGAATAGGTTGGTATTAATCTAAGTCCTGTTTTCTTTTGCATGACATCTATGGTTTTGACCAACAATGTTTCCATTAATCTATCTGCATATTTAGCGTATGAGTTAGGAACCTGTGAATCGTGAAAGTTACCTACTAAAGGATTACCTGGATGTGTAGCATAGTTTTTAATCATCCAGTTATCTGCTTCTGCAGATATTTGTAAATATCTATATGCTATTTCTGCTACGTCTTTAGATATAGCATTACGTATAACTTGATATTTTTTCTTAGCAAAACTCATATTTGTATAAAATTGTAAGATACTGATATTCTCCAGTTCTTTTCACCTTTGTCTGTATTCATATTTATATCAACACCATGGGGAAGCCAAGATGGAAAAAAGATCATTCTGCCTTCTACTGGTTCATAAGCACATACTCTCCATAACTGTTCAGGTAGATTTTCGACTCTTCTAGGCATATGTGTATTTGGTCCTGGTCTAGGATCTTCTAAAAATAGTTTGCCTGAGTTCTTCGGTACTTTGATATAGTATACACCTGACCACATTGAGTTAGGGTGTGTATGTGTTTTGTTATAGCTATATGTTGGATTAATATTGGCCCACATATTGCCAAGACCTAGTTTACCTTCAATACCAAAATCCATATTGCATTCTTGTGCCATTTTAAATAATTCATCGATAAGAGGTTTGTATTCTTTTCTCTTATCCATATCTGTTTTGCTGTGCCAACCAAAACCAGAGTTTGTTTTCTTCTCTCCTTCAGGATCTGCCTTACGCCACTTTTTTATTTCTTTAAATAAATATTTATTAAGTTCTTTTGCGTTAGGTATATCTTTAAAATAAACAGCAGTTGGAAATAGTATCTTTCTTTGTAATTGACTCATTTAAACGGTGGTCCTCCAAACCACATTACTAAAGATCTTCTTGTACCTCTTTTAACCGGTGCAACTTTGTGTCTTAGAAATGATCCAAAGAATATTGCTTGTCCCTGTTTCAAGGGTAGTGGTTTATTATTACCCATCTCTGAAAATAATAAATCTCCACCTGTAAATTCTTTAGGATCAGATAGCAGACAAGTCATAGATATTTTTCTAATTGGATTCTGACCTTCTTGACCGAATGCATTTAAATCCATGTGCCAATCATAGAAACCACCTTTTGGATATTCTGTAAACTGTGCAGGTTCTGTAAGTCTAACACCATCAAACATAAAGTGATTTAGATTTACAATAGATAATTGATTCTCGATAACTTTATACATCTCTGGCATCTTAGCAAAAGGTATCCATGATATTGTTGTCACTCGCTTCTTCGTATCATATGCACCTTTCTCGCCTCCACCAACTTTAGCTTTCTCTGGTGCTTCTTGGTGACCAGCATTTATAATCATCTGACATTGTTCAGGTGTAAATATAGGTTGTGTAGTTGTGGCAACATACGATTGCCATCTAGGCATTCTTGGTATCATT